GATCTTCCAGCCGCCCTTGCGCGCCTCGTCCACCGCATGGGCGGCGAGCGCCTGGCCGACGCCCTTGCCGCGCAGCGCATCCGGCACGCCGGTATGGTCGACGATGATGAGGTGAGGGGAGGAGCGGGAATAGGTCACTTCCGCCTCGTGCCCCTCGATGACGGTGAAGTAGCGCCCCTTGGCGCCGTTTTCCTCATGCCGGATGTCCATGCGATGCTCCTCGCTTCGTTGCGTCGGAGCCATCCTTTCCCCTCGCAGCCGATCCCGCAAGCCGCAGGGCGGTGAACGCTGTGTTCCCGCCGGGCACTGTCCCAAATACAACTGCGGCCGCGCAAGGCGCGGCCGCAGGGTCTTGAACGAAAGGGAAAAGCCTAGTGGCGGTACTGCTGGATGCGCGTGGTGCGCAGGCCGGCAAGGCCGTGGTCGTTGATGGAGGACTGCCAGGACAGGAATTCTTCGACCGTCAGCGTATAACGCTCGCAGGCTTCCTCGAGGCTGAGAAGCCCGCCACGCACGGCAGCGACGACTTCGGCCTTCCGGCGAATCACCCAGCGCCGCGTGTTGGCCGGCGGCAGATCGGCGATCGTCAGGGGGCTGCCATCGGGGCCGATGACGTATTTAACGCGGGGTCGTATCAGATCGGTCATTGGACTCTCTACATAAACTCAAGACCATATGAGCGGACTGTAGCCCGCCACATTTAAGATTTGCCTAAGCGCACGCTAACAATTTTCTAATCTTTTGAGCGGCTTCGCCTGTACTGTCGCAGGGCGCAAGCCCCTGCTTTCCGTTACGTAGGGCTGTTTGCGGCTACCGCCCGAACGCAGGACAGGCCTGCAAATATTTCATTTCCATTTTATTCAAATACTGCTAATACGCGCCAAAATTTGGAGGCGGCATCGGGTCGATGCTACCGGAAACCTCCAGGAAGCATCCACATGAAGACTAGGGCGCCGCGCGCGAAGACGTGCGAGGAGCGCCGTAGCATTGGGAATTTGCCGGGCCGCAATCCACGCGATCGAGGCCGGCGGAGCGCCGCAAGCCGTTTGCCTTCGGGATACGGCTCTCGCGGCGTTTCCGACATCACCCGTGGGACGGGTGCTCCCAAGAACTTTCCGGACCGAGAATGCACACGAGCCCGGCGTTCGCGCCGGCTGCTGGAAAACGGAAAATGAGAGATCCAGACAACATGCTCCTGCAGCAGGGTTGGTCGCCGGAAATCCTGTCCTCGGCCAATCTCGAAACCGTGCAGACCGAATACGAGGTGCTGCACCTCATGCGCCAGTGCGCCAACCATTTCCGCTTCAGCCATTTCCTGGTGGCGCGCTATCCGGCGAACGAGCAGCAGCGGTTCGCCGAGCGCCTGATGGTCAGCAACTGGCCGGCCGAGCTGGTGCGCAAGTATGACGCGATGAACCTCTTCCACATCAGCCGGCTGGCGGTGGAGACCGGCATGACCAAGCTGCCGGTGCAGGGCGACAGCGCGCTCTTTTCGCCCGCCGACTGGGAAAGCGGCCAGTCGGGCGAGGCGATCGCGCTTGCCGAGATGCACGGGCTTGCCGCCTCCACGGCCTTCCTCCTGCACTCCACCACCTCCGATCCCTATCTCATGGTGTTTTCCGGCAAGCGCCTGCCGCTCGCCCGCCCGGAGCTGACGGAGCTCCATTTCTCCGCGCTCCAGCTTTTCGAATGTCTCGAAAAGACCTTCGCCGCGGCGACGGCGAGCCGGGAAAAGCTCTCCACCCGCGAGGTCGAATGCCTGCGCTGGGCGGCGGCCGGCAAGAGCAGCGACGAGATCGCAATCATCCTCGGCATCTCGGTCTATACGGTGAGCAGCTACTTCAAGAGCGCCACGCGCAAGCTGCAGGCCGTCAACCGCATGCAGGCGATCGCCGTCGCGCTGCGCCTCCGGCTCATCTGAGGGTCCGGAGCGCCGCGCCTGCGGGCGCCCGGCTTCTCTTGCTCTCGGGGCGGCAAGTTTCTATATGTCGCCCCGAAGGCGCTCCACAGGCAACGGGGCGCCGCAACGGCCGGTTTCGGCCCCAATTGACAGGTGCCTGCACTCCAGCCCTGCGGCGAGGCGGCACCGGAACGGACCTCGCGTGAACAGTCTCGATTTCGATCGCAAGCCGGAAGATACGCGCGTCGTCGTCGCCATGTCGGGCGGCGTCGACAGCTCCGTCGTGGCCGGCATTCTCAAACGCGAAGGCTACGACGTTCTCGGCATCACCCTGCAGCTCTACGACCACGGCGCGGCCGTGCACCGCGCCGGCTCGTGCTGCGCGGGCCAGGACATCGACGATGCGCGCCGCGTCTGCGAGACGCTCGGCATCCCGCACTACGTGCTCGACTACGAGAAGCGCTTCCGCGAGACGGTGATCAATCCCTTCGCCGAGAGCTATGTCGCGGGCGAGACGCCGATCCCCTGCGTTGCCTGCAACCAGACCGTCAAGTTCGCCGATCTCCTCGCGACCGCCAAGGATCTCGGCGCCGATGCGCTGGCGACGGGCCATTACATCCGCTCGCGCCCGAACCCGGTGCCGGGCGCGCCGCATCGCCGCGCGCTCTACCGGCCGGTCGATGCCGAGCGCGACCAGAGCTATTTCCTCTTCGCCACCACGCAGGAGCAGATCGATTACCTGCGCTTTCCGCTCGGCCATCTCTCCAAGGCCGAGACCCGGGCGCTTGCCGAGGAGATGGGCCTCGTCGTCGCCAGGAAGGCGGACAGCCAGGACATCTGCTTCGTGCCGCAGGGCAAGTATTCCGACATCGTCAACAAGCTGAAGCCGAATGCGGCGCTGGCGGGCGAGATCGTCCATATCGACGGGCGCGTACTCGGCCGCCACGAGGGCATCCTGCACTATACGATCGGCCAGCGCCGCGGCATCGGCATCGCGACGGGCGAGCCGCTCTATGTCGTCTATCTCGATGCCCGCTCGCGCCGCGTCATCGTCGGCCCCAGGCAAGCGCTGGAAACGCGCCGGCTCTACCTGCGCGACATCAACTGGCTCGGCGACGGCGAGCTTGCGGCGGTCGCCGCCGGCGGCTTCGATTGCTTCGCGAAGGTCCGCTCCACCCGCCCGCCGCGCCCGGCGCGCCTTGCTGCCAGCGAGGGCGGCATCTACGTGGAGCTTGCCGAGGGCGAGCCCGGCGTCGCCCCCGGCCAGGCCTGCGCCCTCTATTCCGGAGAAGGCGAGGACGCGCGCATCTACGGCGGCGGCTTCATCCTGCGCTCCGAGCGCGAGGCGGCGGCCGAGGACGCGCTGAAGCGCATCCTTTCCACCCCCGCGGCGGCCTGAGGCGCCCCGCCCGGCAAGGCCTTTGCGGACAAGGCGATTTTTCCTGCGAACGTCGCTTGACACCCGCGGGAACAGCACCTTATAAGCCGCGCACCGGACGGAAACGGGTGATCGTTCTCGATCGTCCCTTCGGGCGGCGGAGTAGCTCAGTAGGTTAGAGCAGAGGAATCATAATCCTTGTGTCGGGGGTTCGAATCCCTCCTCCGCTACCATCGGTCCCCCCATTCGTATTCTTGGGGTGGTGCCGGACAATAAAGCCCGCAGCTTCCCAATGACTTGAATGACGATTTCGCCTGTAGCTCGCCGCGATTTTTCGGAATTTTGACAGCAAGATCCGGAATTTTTGATTTTCCGATTGAAGTGTCAAAAACAAGTTTCCCTCTAGTCGCGGGGTGGGAGGCTGAGGTGGATGCGAATGCACACCTTCCGAGCTGCCGCGAGTGTTCCGGCCGACACTATTGTGTGACCGTTTACCACCATCGATTTCCCCGCCTCAACGAACAGCTTTACCGGCGTCGCATTGATCGCTGCGAGCGGAGCGCCGGCACCATCGACTAGGAGAAAATCGCCTGCGAGGTAGACTAGGCCACGCGTCTCGTTGACGGCCGTGTATGACAGCAGCAGCCCTGCCGACTGCTTGTCGGTGCCTGAGAGCTTCTCATAGACGTTGAAGCTACCAACCTTCATCACATCGGTCTTCACCGAAGCCTGCTCGAAATCAGAAAAGGCGACACAGTCAAAATTTCCGAGCTGCTCGGCCACTGACGAACAAGGGATGAGCAACCACGCCGCCACTGCCAGTACACCTGTTTTCATTCCTATGTCCCTCAATCTAAGCCGTGACCAGATATAAGCACCTCGCGGACCTTCTTGCTATGTCCATTCCCTCCGATGGAATAGACACAATCCACCTCCTCTACCGAGAAATCCCGGAACGTTTCGAAGACGCCTGGAACCGAGTTCAAGGACACGATGAAGGTCCCTCGAAGGGTCTTCAAAACGTCCGCCATTTCCGCGAACTGGTCGCGGCTGAAGGCGCCGGCTCCATAGTCGGTCTCGTTTCCCCAATATGGCGGGTCCAGATAGAACAGCATGCCCGGCCGGTCGTAGCGCTCGATAAAGCTTCGCCATGGAAGGCATTCAATGATGACGCCGGAAAGGCGCTCGTGAATGTCTTCCAGGAGCGGGGCGAGCTTCAGGAGGTTGAACCGGGCGCCGCTCGTCTTGTCTACGCCGAAGTTGCGGCCGGAGACCTTGCCACCGAACGCGAGGCGCTGGAGATAAAGAAAGCGCGCCGCGCGTTCCAAGTCCGTCAGCGTCGTGGGATCGACCCTGACCAGACGCTCGTATTCGCGCCGGCTGGTGATCTGGAATCGAAGCGTCTCCATGAACTGCGGATAGTGGCGCTGGAGAATGCGGAAGAGGTTCGCAACATCACCGCTGATATCGTTGATGGCCTCCATGCGCGGCTGCATCGTTCGGCGTAGAAAAATGCCGCCCATCCCGACGAATGGCTCAGCGTAACCGTCATGCGGTATGGCATTAATTCTCTGGATGATGGTCTTGGAGAGCACCCTCTTGCCGCCGATATAGGGAGCGGCAGGCGAGACCGGGGAAACCGGTTTCAGATTTACCATTTCAAATAGCTCACGACTCAGTCACAGAGGCCGCCTCGGCACTGCCGAGGTCGGATGCGACGGTTGTGTTTTTGCGCTGTCAGGCGGGTTTGGACGGCAATCTTAGGCCCGCCTTCGGGGACTTGTCCCCGGCATCCGGTGACTATTCAGAAGAAGGCCAGTCGGCCGCGTCGATTTCTGCCGTCGTTGTTATCGTGCCGTCCAGGATGGCCGTCGAAACCTCCTCCTCGATGGCGAAGCATGCCTGCACATGATCGCCAACGGCCCCGGCGATCAAGGCGACCGTTGCGGCGTCGAGTGTGATCCAGCCGGACGCCGCCTTGAACTTGATGGGCTTCGACGGGTTGACTTGAGAATAGGTGAATGCGCCACTGACCATCGCCTGACTTTCGCGGCTGGTATCGACCTGTGCGCCGCTGACCAGGACGCCGCCCGTCTCTACCTGCCAGCGCTTCCACGCTGCATAGTCGATGAGCTGTGCTTCGTCCGGCGAGGGTATAGCTGGAGCGATGAAATCATCTCCGTCGAACAGCCATTCTTCACCAACATCGTCGCCGCACGGCCTAAGCGAGGCCGCTATGTCCGGGTGAAACGCCGTTTCCAGATCGGTCCCTTCCGGCAAGTCGAGGATCTCGACAACGCGGTCATCTTCGATACGTGCGAACTTCATGATGCTCTCCATTACCAAGACACTGTGCACAGACCGAGCGCGCCTGCCTGGCCGGAAATCTGCGTGTTTCCGCCTGCGCCCGCGCCGCCGCCTCCGGGGAGAATACCCGCGCCGCCAGAGGCGTAGTTGCCGAGACCTCCCGGCCCTCCCATAGGGGCCGCTGCGCCAGTTCCACCCTCGCCGGCCGGAAGGGTCCATGGCGACCATCCACCGCCGATACCGCCTGAAATGTTGAGTTCGCCACCGGTTGCAGTGCCACCGGCGCCACCGAAGCCCGCGTTCGCGTCTCCTGCATGTTTGCCGCCCAAGCCCCCTGTGGCACTGATGAATGCGCCAAATGAGGTGGTGCCGCCCGCACCGCCGTTCGAAGCGACACCACCGGCGCTGCCGGCAGCGCCTATGGTGACCGGGATGCTTTGGCCAGGTGTGACGGCTACCCAGCCTTCGGAGTATCCACCCGAGCCACCACCACCACCGGGGCCGTTGGCACCCCCGCCTCGGAACGACCCGGCCCCGCCGCCGCCGCCGCCCCATAGCCGCACGCGCAGCCAATAGACATCGGCAGGCACAACGAACGTCCCGCTGGCTGTGAACACCTGCGCCTGTCGGCTCGCAACGTATGCCTTGAGAGACTTCGGCGTGACGGCAATCTGGTCACTAAGACCGGCGAGCGCATCGGCAAGGGATGCGAGCTTCACCAGACCGGCCGTCGTAACGCTTGCCAGCATCTCCACATAGGTTCCTGCGCGCCTTTGATAGACGCGGCCATCCGGGAGACCGACGACGTGGCCGTCAGGCGGCGTCATGTACGACCAGGACGAGCCAGTCCATTCCGCGATCTTGCCGACGTTAGCGGCCCATATGCCAGTCGCTCCCGCCGGGACCAGATAGGCATCGCCTTCAGTCGGTGCTCCGGGCGCTGACGAGAGGGTCACAGAAATGACGGCCATCCAGCGCCGGGCGCGCGAACCGCCCGAGAGCCCGAGGATCTTCAAGGCCTGCCAGAGTTGGGTCCAGTCCGCAGGGTTTGCGACAAGACCCGCCTGCTCGATGACCTTGAGGATTTCCTCCTGGACCATGTTCAACCAAAGCGCGGTGACCTCGGTTCCGACGACGCCATTCGGAAGATCCTCGTCGAGGTAGCCGCGTCGGCCGCCGCCGATATCGACCCAGTCTGCGCCATTGACGCGATCCATCAGGCTTCTCCGTAGCTGAAAACAACATGGGTGTGCGCCGGCTTGATGCGGCGCAATTCGCACTCGATCGAACTGATCTTGAAGTAACCGAGGCTCTGACCGGCACGGCTCGCGCCGGCCCGGAAATTGATGACGGTCAGAAGACCGGGAATGTTGACGCGCCAGACGAACTGGCAACCTTCAGGTCGAAGGCGTTGCCCAGCGCGCAGGCCGCCGGCTCGGCTTGGCCAGAACTCGTCAATCGTGATCTCGACGCCCAGCTTGCGTGCGGTCGAGACCATGTACGGGATCGATTGACCGCCACGCGCCGTCCAACGCTGATGGGCAAGCCTCTGGCGTTGGTCGATCGTCAGGTTGCCCTGGTCACGTCCGCACGGATCCGGACCGAGCACGCGCTCAAAGTCCGGCAGCAGGACGTTGGCGGTTCGCGGATCGATCTCCTCCATCATACGCTCGGCCGACGCCTCGGCGTCGTGAAGCACCGTGGCGACCGCCATCAGGACGGCATCGAGCACCTGTCCACGCTGTCCGAGAGCGAAACCTGTCGGAAGCTTTTTAATCAGGCTCTGAAGCACGGTTTGAAGGGAACGGGCCATCGTCACGCCGCCCAGGTCGGGTCGCCTGCGACCGGAAACTCGGTCCGGTCAAGCGTGTAAGGTGCGGCGGGAACGATCAGATCATGGGCATACTCGCCGGAGGCGGAGGAGATGGCTTCACTGATGCGGGATGGCTCGATACGTGCGCCGATCGGCCCCGCGTTCTGTGTATCGTCTTCATCGCCAAGGGTGGCGACGAAACGTGTCCATGCCTCCTTGACGGCAGCGCGCGTGCGCGGCGTGTCTGGACGAAGGCGCACCGTCAAGGGAAGGGTCTCCAATGCACCGGCCACGACGATGGTGCGGGCCGTGACAGGGCGAACGCCTATCTGGCTTCCCGGCGCACCGAGTAGGTCAAGCATGTCTTCAAGTTCGCCGGCAGACGGTACGCGAGGGGTTCCGTCGTCATTGCGCATGATGACGACAAGGCCGACCGATCCGCGCCCTATCCAGTCCTCGACGACATTGACGGCCGCGACGGCGAATTCCTCGCGCAACCAGGTCGGATAGTCGAAGGCGGCGCCGCCGTGTGGGCGCTGGCGGATATGCGCCAGGACCGCCGCCGCCAGCTCCTCCATCGTCCACTCACCTACACCGCCGACGAAGGCGCTGGCGACGGTTGCGCGGGCAATTTCTGGAACTGCGAGAACTGTGGAGAGGCGGATGCCGGCTTCAAGATTGCCGGCTGTGCCTGTGTCCGCCGCGACAGCCGGAACCGTTATGCTGCCGCCAGGGCCGATAACAGCGGCCTCGCGCGTCTCATAGATGATCGCGGCCGAGGACGAAAACTCGGTGAGCATCGGAACGGTAAAACCGGGATTGCCTTCAATCAGGATGGTTCCGACTGCTGCGACCGGATCACGCTGTGCAACGCCCCATATGCCGGCATGCCGCAGCACCATTTCCTCTTCGGCCGTATCGGGGAAGTACTGGCGCGCCCAATAGGCGACATGCTCGTGAACGTCGGAAACGACCAGAACGACGGCGCGGCCGAGCTGGGCGAACACGCCACCCGTCGAACGCACTGCCCGCGAAAGCTTCACCGGATCCAGCGACGGACGAATGGTGAGAATGCCGGTCTCCACGGCGGAGGCGAACCGCTCGGCAAGCTGCTTGGCGCGAGGCACGATCCACGGCATCAGAGATCCAGTCTACGAGAGAGCGTCAGGCTCGCGTCATCGATCTGGCATCGGTAGGCGAGCCGCGCGCCCTCCTGCCATTCGGTTTCGATGAAGGCGGCGGAGGCAAGTTCGCGCTGCGTCCAGGCAAAACCTTCTTCAAGCCAGAACTGGTAAAGCTGCCGCGTCGTTTCGGTTTCCTTGGCGCGGTCAAGCAGCCAGGTACGCACACCGGTCAAATCACCGAGAGGATCGAGCGCATCGCCGGGGCATCCTCGACGCTCGGAATAGCTGACAGGGGCGAGGAAGCGGGAACGCCCTTCGGGAAGTTCATCGTCAGGTGCAGCGCGGCGGTCGAGGCCGACCGTCATGAGCATCGGCGTGATGGATGTTTCGTCGATGAGAAGATCGCAGTCGTCATCGAGCGCCAGATCGCAAAGGCGCGTCTCGGGGTCGAAGACGAGGGCAAGATCGAAAAACATGGGCGCGAAGCTATCGCGCGCGCGAAGGTCAGTTCATGCCCGCCTTGGCGGGCGGCAGTCGTTTTATGACACTGGTGGACCGGGTGGGCCGTCCGGTGCCGACACATGGCCATGGGTCTTGTCGATGACAACACCGTCGTGAGTGATGACGCCGCCGACGAATGCGAATTCCCCGTCCGTAATGGTTAGCGTGCAGGCGCCAACGCCTGCTGTGATAGACGTCGCACCTTTGATTACCACGCGGCCGTCGGGGTAGATGACAACCTGGTCGCCGTTCGCGTTCGCATTCCCGACCGTCCCTTTCGGCGTCTTGCCCGTCCGCTTCGACGGATTGCCGATCGGTAGGATGACGAGGTCGCCCTGGTCGCCACCGAGGGCGAGCACGATACCGAGCGCACCATCGTCGTCGGAGTGGGTGATGGACCCGAACGGCTGAAGGACTTCGACATTGTCGCGGAAGATCCCGTCGCCGACTTCGACGGAGGCTGTCTGCATCTCGCCGTCGTCGTTGATGTTCTTCAATGTGACACGCCGTGCAATGCCGCGCATGATATCGGCGGTTTCTTTGTCCATTCAAAGGGTCTCCGCTGTTGTGTCGAGGGTCTTGCCCGAGCTGCTCGATGCCGATCGAGACGGCGCGTTCTTGCGGCGCGATCCGGTCGCGCCCTTGTCGAAGGCTTCCGGCGACGTCACGGTCAGTGTCGTGATCTCACCTCCATCGTCCTCGCGCATCGTGGCCTTGGAAATGAGCATGTCGCGATTGATGTCCATGAAGGCATCATCGACCAACGTCAGCTCGTTGACGCGCCAGAGCTTGCCGCCGACGTCGAAGCCGTGGACGGTATAGGTGAGCTGTTCGCCCTTGGCTCGCGCCGTGCGCATCCGCCAGTCTGCTTCGTCCTGGGCGCTCATCTGATCGGCCTTCGAGCGGGTGAGGTACGCAATCGGCCGGTAGCGCTTGATCTCACCGTCTTCGGCAATGCCGGTTGCGACGGTTCCCTTCCGCTCCCGATCGGTCGCCGAGCCATCCGATGCAGTGCGATCCTCGACGGCGATCGGCTCGGCCGAGACGTCCAGGGCGGCGGGGCTGCGTTCCTTCGAGGCGCGCTCGGACTGGCCGCGCACGATCGTTTTCGAGTGCCGGCCGGAATGATCGAAGGAACCTTCAGCCGAAAGGGCATTGCCGGGCAACGTAATGCCGGCCGGTGCGCGTTTCGCGCCAGTGCGGGTGAGGATGATGCCGCCGACTCCGTCCGACAGGATCAGGGCATGGCGGGAGCGGGCGCCTTTCTCGATCGCGGAATGCGCCGTCTCGGCAAGGTCGATCGAGTAGCGCTGGAACGGCTCGCCGGTGTCGATCTCGCTGCGGACGGAAAGGCCGAACGGCTTTGAAATGCGTTTCACAGCCTCTTCAAGCTTCACGTTCTTGAACTCGGCGATCTTCGAATCGCCGATTGCATCGCTATCGACGAGGTCGCCGGTCTTGTCGCGGCCGGTGATGCGCACGCTGGCCTGTCGTTCGGCGATCGACAGGCTGACATTGTCGATGTAGCCGATCAGGACAGGCTCGTTACCGACCGCGATCGTCACCGGCATGCCCGGCTTTACGGCTCTGGCGGTGGCGAAGGTCGAACTGGGAAGCGCTCGCGGCGTGCGCGCCTCGCGCAGCTCGATCGAGAATGAGCCCGACAGGTCTTCCATGTCGCGGCTCACTTCGGCAGACGTCCAGGCGGTAAACGCCTGACCATCGATCATGATCTTGAATCGGGTCACTTCAGAACCTCGATTGCGCCTTCCATGTAGGCCGGGTGGCGTGGTCTGTTGCGCCGCACGATGTCCCGATACGCCGCCTCGACCCGGTCAGGCTGGTCCCCGAACAAATGATGGGCGAGCTGCCACGCCTCGACCGGCGTGTCCGGCTGAAGGATCATCACGTCCGGAAGCCGGCCGATGCGCTCATTGATATCCACGGCTATGGCGTTCTGGACGTCGCCGAGCGCCCGGCGCGTGTCGCTGGCCTCGCCGGCATAGATGGAGCTGGTGAAGCCTTCAAGCGCGATCATGGCCGCGTCGATCGCGGCGTTGGCGCGAAGCCGATAGGCCAGCGCCTCACGCCGGCTCTCATAGAATGCGTAGAGCGACTGTGACGATCCGGCCACCAGCGCACGGCCGGCAGCGATGGCAAGGAGCAGACCGTCGAGAGACGACGGCGCGGTCTTCATCGCCGCCGCCAGGGCGGCCCCAAGATCGAACGCCATGGTCATGAGGGCAAGCGGCGATGGCGCGATCTCGGTAGTGGCGCCCGCAGCGGGCGAGACTGCTGGGGTGAGATCGGCAGCGGAAAGGATGGCCACGGTCGAGGACACCATGCCGTCAAAGGCGGTCGCTCCGGTCGGTGCATCATCGGGGACGGACGCCTTCAGCCGGGGCAACGTGCGGCGGGCCTCCCATGGAGCCGCCAGGGCGGAGATAGCCGTGCGGAACACACGATGGGAACGGGTGACGGAAAGCTGGCGGGCCGCCGATATCGCCCTCTTCTCATGTCCTGCCGTCATGGCGCCGATTGCGAGCGACGCAACAGTGAGCGCCGCCGTGAGGGCAGACAGGCTGCTTCCGATGCTGCCGAGCCGGGAGAGCCCGCCGATCGGCATGCGCTTGAACTGGAGGGAAAACCGCGTGACGCGCAGCTCGCGATCGGAGAAGTAGATCTGCCCCGGCTCTTCCAGCATGACCGTCATGGGTCCGAGCCACGGATGCACCAGGGTCGAAAGCCCCGGCGCTTCCATTGCTGCCTGGAGTGCGACCGCCTGGGCGATATAGTCGTCGCCGACAATCAGGCCGTCGATCGAGATGACGGCCGGCGCCACGCCGAAGTCGTCATAAGCGGGCAGATCTACGCCGGGGAAGAGCTGCTCTGTGATGCGCCGGCCGGCTGCGGTCGAAGCATCCGGAACGTGAAACCGGATGCCGCGCCAGAAGCCGGGAAGAAGACCAGGAAGAAGACCGCCGTCGCCGCCGAACATCTCTTAGACCCTCCCGACTGCGCGGCCGGTGTTGGACGTGGTCATCTTCACGTCCTTGTTGTCCGACTGCACGCCCGCCACCTTGCCCGGTCCTTCGACGGCTATCCGAATCGACCCGCCGACCTCGACAGTCTGGCGCGGAACCGCCTGCGCGAACCGCGACGTCGGGTCGTTCATGTTCGCGGCCTTCTTGAACGGCAGTTTCGGCATGCCGTTCAAGTAGTCGTCCAGCGCCTTTTCGCGGTCGCTGCCATCTTCGCTGGAACCTGCCGTGCCACCATTAGGCAACATGTCGCCGGGCTGTGCCGAGAATTTCAGCTTGTCCATGGCGGTGGCCACCGCGTTGATCGCACCGGCCACGGCGTTCCAGGCCTCAACCACGCTGTCAGGGAGAAGCGCCGACCAATCAATCTTACCTTCGGCTATGTCCGCGATGCTTTCTGCAACGTCTGCGAGGAAGCCCGCCAGCTTGCCGATCCTCTCCACAACATCTGAGATGCCCTTGCCCGCGATATCGCCGAGCGTTGTGAAGAAGCCGAAGAACTTTTCCGAATCGAACCCGACCATTCCAGCAAGGGCGCGCCCGAGGCGAGCGAAGGCACTTCCGATCCGCATGATGGCACCGATCGTCTTACCAAGGCCGCTGCCGATCTCCTTCAAATGCGGTGCGAAGCCAGTTCCAAAGGCCTTCAACGCCTCCCAAGCGGTTTTGACCTTGGTGATTGCGCTGTCTAGCATCTCCCATCCGGCGAGCTTCGCACTGTCGATCGTCAGCCAGGAGAAGTCGGCCGAGCTGCCAAGGCCCTCTCGGATCCCGTCGAACAGCGTCTTGAACTTGCCCCAGCCCACCTTCGCGTCCGCCCAGGCGCTGGCGAGACCACGCCGGACCATCGGGCCGTAGCGGTCCCATGTCTCCCGGCCGGCCTGGACGATGCGCCGGCCGCGATCGCGCACATCGTCGGCGAGATCCCGGAAGCCTCGCTTTGCCCGATCCCATATGCGCATGACACGCGGGCCGTAGGTGTTCCAGTTCTTGTAGACGTGCATGCCGGCAGCGGCGATCGCGGCGATCGCCAGCCCCACTGGGGAGATCAGCGCGCCGATGGCGGCGAAGCCGGCCGCAATGATCGGAAGAACAATGCCGAGCGCACCAAACGCGGCAGCGAGCATGATCCCGCCGCCTGCCATGCCGATGATCTTCGTGCCGAGGCCACCGCTTTCCTTGTTCCATTCCCGATACCAGCGCAGGCCATCCATCAGATAGCCGTTGATGACCGGCAACCAGGTGCCGAAGCCGAAACCGACTTCGCGCGCAGCCTGAGTGCCGATCTCCTGGAAGGTGATGAGCTGGCGATTGAGGCCGGCCATCTGCGTTTCGAAGTCCTCGTCGATGACGGCGCCGGAGGCCTTGGCCACCTCGTCCTTGATGCGCTTGAACTCATCGACGTTCGTGAGGAAGGGAATGAGGAAGTCCATGACCTGCTGATCGGCGAAGATCTCGCCGAGGGCGCCGGCACCATGGATGGCTTCGAGCTGCTCACGCACAAAGGAGAGCGCCTCGGCCCCTTCCAGGCCGTTCTTCGTGGCCTTCTTCATCAGCTTGTCGATCTCGCCGCCGGATACGCCGGTCAGCTTGACGATCTTCTGCATGACGGCTTCGATCGGGTTGATGCCCTTCGTGGCGGCGTCCTGCATGACCGCCTGGATATCGACGCCTGCATCCTTGAAGTTCTTGATGGTGGCGGGTGCGGCGATCTTCGACAGGAAGTTCTTCAAATTGTTTGCGGCCTCGGCCGGATCAGCGGTGCCTTTGCGCGCGATCTGAAGCGCGGCGCCGAGGAAATTGACCGCCTCGCGGCCGGTCACGCCGTACTTCGCCATCTGACTGGTCAGCGTCGGGAAGTAGCGCGCCATGTCCTTCAGTTCGAAGGCACCTTCCTTGCCGGAGACGACGAGAGCGCCGAGTGCATCGTTGAGCTGGTCGGCCGGCAGCTTCAATGTCTGAAGCATGGAGGTCGCGACCTTCGACATGTCGGAGAACTCGGCATTCGCTGCCGTCGCGGCGCGGCCGATATCGTCAATGGACTGGTCGATGAGGTCACGGCCGAGGCCGGCGGCGATCATCTCGCCAGCGCCGGCCGCGATCGTGTCGGAGTACTGGCCGACGATAAGGCCGAGCTGCTCGTACTCGGCGCGTGCCTCGGCCACGAAACTGAAGGCGGCTTTGCCCGACAGGTTCGCCGTCGCGGCCACGTCGATCAGCTTCTGCTCGAAGGCCGCAGCCTCGCGGATCGGTCCCATGAAGGAGATGGCGGCGATGGCAGTGCCGAGCACGCCGATCTTCGTCGCAAAGGAGGTGAGGTTTTTCAGGCCACCGGTCAGCTTGCGCAGCGGTCCCGACAGGAGGTCTTTGAGGCGGACGAGAACGTCGAGGTTCATCGAGCGGGCCATGTCAGGATCCTTGTGTCAGGGACTTTTCTTCTTCGCGCCACGCCATCAGGCAGTTCCACCAGAACGTCAGGCGGCCGAGATCGAAACTTTCGAGTTCGGCCGCGCTGAAACCTGTTCCGTCAGCAAGAGCGCCTAGCTTCGCTTGCCAGCCTTCCGGCCACTCGACAAAAAATGGTTGAGCACCTGGCCGGCGTTCTGAATGTCGGCGGCGTCCATCTTGTCGAAAAGCACGTTCATGACGGCGAGGCTAAGCTTGGTGGACTGGGCGATGGCGACGACACTCATCATGTCCTCGCGTGCCGCCGCGATTGCGCGCTGGTCAGCACCATTGAGGCGGTGGAAGTGAAGCGAATCGAACTGACGCTCGCGCGTCTTGCCGTCCTTCTTCGTGATCAGCGTGCGCGGATAGAGCAACTTCAGCGTCACGGTGCCATCGGCATTTGGGGTGGCCTGATCCGGCAGGCGATCAGAACCATCGGCGTCCTCGTCGATGACGTCGCCCTGGCCGAGTGCGACGGCCGAGGTCTCATCGATGACGACGCCTTCTTCCACGACGTCCGGCTTGTCTTCGTCGAGGTCGATGTTGACGTTGGTGATAGCCGTTCCCATCAAAGCACCTCTTCAGCGGCCGAGCCGGCCCATTTCAGTTCGATCTTGCCGCCCTCGCCACCGGTCATGTCCGGAATATCGTCGGCGAGGAAGGCATCGGCGATGACGAAGGTCTGTCCGGTATCGCAGACCACCTGCAGTTCGGCTTCGCCCGGATCGAGCAGATTGCCGAGGCGCTGGCCGCGTTCGAGGTTCGTGGTGGCCGTCACCTCCGAGCCCTGGAATTCCTGCGCCCGCCCGGTCTTGCGGCCGTAGGTGACAGGATTGTTCTTCATGCCGCCCTTGCGAAACTTGGCGCCCTTTTCGACGGGGAGGTTACGCCCCCGCCAGATGATATCGACGATGCCCAGCACCTGGACCATGTGAAGTTCCTCTCGTGTTTAGCCGGCCGCGCCGGTCAGACCTGGAATTCGAGCGAGCCGGCCGAGACCATGAGGTTGCCCACAATCATGACCTGCTGGCGCGAGTTGAGGCGGTTGCGATCGTCGGCGTCGATCTCGAAGACGCTTTCCTTGATCGTGCGATCGACGTCGGTCAGCCAGGCGCGTTCGCTGTAGAGGCGGCAGCGTGCCGCCCAGGAGCCATGCACGCGGCGCGGCGAGGCAACGGCGCTGCCGAGATCCTCGTCATCTTCCGGACGCGAGGCGAAGGATGCATCGCTATCGTCCTCGACGAGCTTGGCGCGCGGATAGAGCAGCGACATGTAGCTGCGCCAGTCGTAGCGGATGCGGCTCATGGTCTTCGGAACCATGATGTCCAGCCAGGCGCGATCGGCGATGCCGAGGGCGGAGGTGCGATAGGAGGTGATCATGCGGCCGATCGTGACGGTACCGTCCGGCAGGCATTCGAGCAGGCTGACGCCGGAGCGAAGCAACAGCTCGCCTTCGGTCTGCGAATACTGGTCCGCCGGATCCGGCGCCATAACGCCGGGCAGGACCAACGACCGGAGCTGGCGAGCCGGGTCGTTCGTCAGATGGAACGCGGCAATGCCGTGGGCGGTCGCCGCAATGTTCCAGGCCGACGTCGGCACGGCCTTCAACGCCATGGGCGACAGGAACGGGCAGTTTGTGAGCTGGCCGAACGTGCCGGCCTGTCCATAGGTGGCGCGCTTGGCAACATAGCCGTGGACATCGAGGCGGGTCATCGCCTGATAGCGCACGATCGCCCAGGCTGCGAAGGCCTGCATGTTCGTGACGTCGTTCCAGGGGAAGGAGACGTCGGTGAACCATGCGCCCGGCAGAAGATCGAGCGCGCCCTGGATGAGCGGGTTGCCCGCGCCGTTGGCCATGGCAACGACGGCGATGGTCAGACCGGCCGGGATGACCTGGGCGGCGACGTCAACGCGAATGTCGATATCGTTGCCGACCTCGCCGCCATTGCGCGCGGTGCAGGTGACGACTTCGGCGGCCGAGGTGGCCGTGACGACATTCGCCGTGTCGGCCGTGATGGCAGCGACAAGCTTGGTCGCGAGCTGGGTCGGCGTGTCGGCGGGCAGCGCCGTGATGCGGACCTGACGGCTACCGACACGGAAGCGCAGCACGACGGGCTGCGGCACGTTGCCGGCGAAGGTGAAGGTGCCGGTCGCCTTCACCGCGCCGCCGGCATCGGCCAGCGCCATGACGAAGAGCGGCTGTGTCTTGTTGGCCTTGCGGAAGGCCGCGACCATGTCGGCGCCGATCGAGCCCAGGCCGAAGAGCGCAATCGCCTCTTCCGGGCGGGTGATTTCCGCGATCTGGCCAGCGGCGAGTGTGCCGGTGCCAAGCTTCTGCGAAATGATGAGGTTCTTCACCGGCCAGGGCAGGACGCCGACCTTGCGATAGTTCGCCTTGACCTCAAGGAAGGTGCCGGGGGCAAGCCAGTCTCCGGCGATCTCGTCAAACGTGATGGTCATTTCTGGTCGGCCTCCTTCGGCTCAGTCTTGGGGGTTGCCGGGACAAGATCCTTGTCCGCGATGCGGCGGCGCACGAACGTCGTGTCCGGAGCCTCCATGCCGTCTTCCGGCCAGGGCGTGCCGTCCTCCTGGAGAACGAAGCACCCGATGCCGGGTTTGAGGAAAAGCGGTTTCGGTTCCTTCGCCAATTCGGGCCTCTTATGGTTGCGGGAGCTGGATTTCATCGGAGACCTCCGGTGCGCCATCGACGGCGGGCTGAACGGCCCAGGTGGCGCCGATCGACACGAAGTCCTCCGGCGTGAAAATCTTGTAGATCGCGATCGTCGAGGCGAAGCGGATCTCGAAATCCACCTGGGCGATCACCATGGCGTCGTCCGAATGGCCATCGGCGATGACGGAATTGGCAAGGGTGACGTGCGAGGTCCCGATGCCCGGCAGGGTCCAGCCGTTCATGAGCACGATGGCGACGTCGATCATCGCGTCCAGGCCGAGGCCGCGCTGATCCCCTTTGAAGCGTGTTTCAAGACCGCTCGAAGCTTTAAAAACGAGAACCAGGCGCCAGAGCATGACGCCCTTCGTGATGCGGTTGTTTGCGCCATCCGGCTTGAAGCCCGTCCAGGCAAGACCGATGAAGGGCGAGAGGCGCGACAGGCGCTCGAATTCCTTGATGGTCAGAACCTGCGGAATGCGCTCGATCGCGAAGACCTTCTCCGGGAAGGCAAGCCGGAGGCGTTCCGTGATCAACGGCTCCATGGCGCGGATCGGCTGATGGGCGAGATCGAGAGCCATCACATGCCCCGCAGCGATTCATCGGTGAAGATGCGCGGGCGATCCGACATGCGCGGGCCGGAGCCTACGGCGGGACCAGCGGGCGCGGCGGCGGGCAGATCGAGGTGCACCAGTTCCTTGGCGATGTTCTCCAGCCACGTGACAATGTCCTTGCGGCCCTTGCCCATCTCTTCGGACGGGTCGGTATGCTCGCCCTGGGCGAGATCGTACCGGGCCAGAATGCAGGTGGCGCGGATGATTTCTTCCGGGGGCGCGGCGATCGGCACGAGATAGCGGCCGCGCACGTAACCATTGATGACGCCGGTGGCATCGAGGAGCGCGACATTGACCTTGTCGACGTCGACCGTTTCCGCCGTCCGGTCCTCGGGCCGGGACAGGCGGATGATCTGCGTCTCGCCAAAGCGGGCAATCATGTCGGCGACGGTGGCGTACATATATAATGTCTCTCGGTTCGGGAGCGAGGCTGGCCGGGTGGGCCAGCCTCTAAGTTCAGGCAGGTGGGAGAGCGCGAGCGTTAACAACGCCGGTGCAGATCGATGAAGACGAGACCGTGGGTCGCGTAGCTCTCGGCATATTCCGGCTTCAGCGGTTCGAAGCCGGCGACGGCAATGACGGGTGCCGGTTCCAGGCGCTGCGGCACGATGGCGAGGTGGTCCGCCTGGACGGCGCCGAGGTGCATCTTTTCGAAATCGAAGTCGAGCGACGGAGCCGCATAGATGCCGGAATCGAGCGGAACGATTTCCGCAGCGGCCGGCGCTGCAATGATCAGCAGGCTGGCGAGTGCCGCGAGCGTGCCGATGAGGGTACTTCGGAGGCCGTAGTAAGAACGCATGTCTTTCCTTTCGTGCGTTGCTGGCTTCAGTGCAGGCAGTGTGCGGGAGGCGGGCTGAACCCCTACGTTCGAAACGTCCCCTAGCCGGATCTCTGGCCTCCGGATCGATGGGTGCTGACGGCCTCGCGAGCCGGACCAGACCTCCCTCTCTCGGGGGTTATTTCTTCGGAGCGGTTTTGCTCTTCGCCTCTTCCAGGGCGGCGACCTGTTCCGTGATCTTCAGGTTGGCCGCGCCGAGCTGCTGCTGAAGGTCGAGGATCTTGCCCTGGTGTTCCTTGACCGCCTCGGCCTTGGCGGCGTCGAGCTTTTCGTCAACGGCCTCCTTCACGGTGCGGGCGAAGTCGGCCTGGAGCTTTTCCTTGGCCGCATCGAAGTCCGCCTGCAGGGCCGCTTTCGCGACCTCGACACGGGCGACGACGGCAGCTTCGATATCCTCGCTCTCGACCTGGACACCGTCAGAGGCGACCGGCTGGACCATGAAGGACGGGTCGGCCACGAACGCCTTCAGCTCGTCTTCCGACCAGTGGTTCGCGGCGTAGATGGCGGACGCTGGATGCTCGATGCCGTTCCGGCGCATGCCGGGCTTGGTGCAGATGATCTGGATTTTCGAAGACATGCTTTTCTCCTTCGGGACTTGCCGGAACCGCACGCATGCGGCTCGGGAAAATCCCGCCCGGGCTTGGGAGACACCGGGCGGGGAACGGCCTGAGCAGGCCGCCCGATCAGGTGAGGTACGGGATTTCCACGACCTCGCAGGTGCCTTTCCAGATGTTGCTGTCACCGCCGTTCACCAGTTCGGCGTTGAGCAGCTTGCGGGCGGTCGGAGCGAGCGCCGGAGGAACGAGCAGCTTTGTCGGGCGGATGTTGATGATTTCGCCGGAGCGCTTGCGCAGCGACTGCATCGCCTCGCGGGCAGCCGCGAAGTTCGCCTCGTTGAGGGTGGCCTTCGACTTGAAGGCAAGCTGCCAGAGGCCGTAGCCGGCGTTGCAGCGACCATCGACGCCCCAGACAAACTCGCCTTTCCAGAACACGTTCGCGTCCTTCTCGTCCTGGAACGAGACGAGCTTGAACTCCTTGCGCTTCTGGTAGACGAACGGCTTCACCACCTGGCTGTCATCGATCAGGTACCAGGCTGGGCCGGCGCCGGACTGGAAGTTCGAAACCGAGATGATGCCGCCCTGTTCGTTGAAGCCGGGATGGTCCGTATCGAAGAAGTACTGGCCGTCATAGCAGACGGCGGTGTCGCCGTTTTTCAGGAGCGGGAAGACGAGGAGATCCGGGAACTGCGCTGCATCCTGGCCGATCTGGCCGGCGACGGGGCTGTAAATGCCGAGGTTATCGTCCTCGATGTTCTTGCGCGGGATCGCGATCGTCTTCTCGAACTCGCGGTTCTTGATGACATAGGTCTGAGCGCCGAGCCGGTTCACGAGGCGCTCGCCGACCCATTCGCGGATGCCCGGCATGTCGTCGAGGCGCGGATACTCGTTCTGCGCCGTCGTGGACGGCACGGTCATGGCGACCGTGTCGTAATAGGTCTGCGCGGACTTGAAGCGGGTATTGAACAGCGTCGAAAGCGACGTGTAGATCCCGCGCAGGGTGGCTGCATTAATGTCCATGTTCGAAGGCTCCTTAAAGCGTCTTCAGCCAGACGCCGTCCGCATCCACGGCGTCGATCGTGCCGATTTGCAGGTTCGTCGAAGCCGTGAGGGTGAAGGTGTCGTCGGCCGTCATATAGACGGGCGCCTGGGTGTTGGCGGCGGTGGCGCCGGCAAGCGGGATGCGGAAGCGGCCCTTCTTGACGCGGACGCGCTGGGCGCCAGTGGCACCGCCCCGGTTGTCAACGCGTTCGACATTGAAGCCGACAAGCTTGACGGCGTTGACGTGACCAGCGGGAACCGCGACGCCGGCGGCGGTGACGCCGATGCCGGCGCGGCCATAATAGAGTGTGTCGGCGAGCGCGGGGAACTCGTAGGTATCGCCCTGGCGCTCGGTGTAGTCGAGATCGTTGCTCGCGGCCATGTTACACCTCCGCCCCGTAGATGGTCTTCCTGGTTTCGGCATAGGCCGTGGGGTCGATGCCCATCTGCGCCATCGCCTGCTGCTCTTCGGCAGAGGGCGTGCCGGCCGTGTGAGGCGGCTTGTGACCGCCGAGACCACCAGCATTGATCGACGGCAGAACCTCGATCTCCTTTTCGACGACCTGCGGCTCCTTCTGGTGGCGCGCGATGTAGTGGTCGCGCAGGACCGGGACGAGCTTGCCGGCCTTGATCGCGGCATCGACGACTTCGGTCGCCTTGTCCTTGGCCGTCATGGTGACGTAGCTTGAAAGCTGGTTCTGCAACGCGACCACCTGGTTGCGCAGGGCTTCGACGTCCGTGCCGGCCGAGCCGGTGCGGACGGACTGGATGGCGGTGACGAGCGCATCGCCCGCAGTGCCGGCAGCAACGCCAGCGGCTTCGGCGATCCGCCCCATGAGAGCGGTGGACGCCTCCTGGGCGACCTGTGCGGCATGCGCCACGCTGACGGCCGCCAGAACGGCAGCCTCGTCAGCGGTTTCCGGAAGGCCGAGAGCCTTCCGTAGCTGTTCCAACATTGTGCTTTCCTCGCGTTGATGAAGGGCGGTTAGGGTGAGGTTCGGATCGTTGGTGAGCGCCGCGCGCAACAGGCGAATGACCTGATGGGGCGCGTCCTTGGTGTGGGTGAAGACGGGAGAAATGAAGCCGTAGCTTTTCGAGGCCATCGCCCAGCGGCCTTCCGGCGTCCATTCGACGCGGCCCCAAATCCCATCGGCGCGGCTTTCAAGCGCAACGACCCAAGCCATAGCCGGCGAGCTGCCGCCGCTTTTGCCCTGAAGGTCGATCGCATGGTTGACGTCGATCGGCAGCTTCTTGGTCGAGACGGCCGAAGCCGCAATGACGCCCTCCGGAGAGGTCAGGTCATAGGGACCGCGACCGTCGATGCCGGTAAAGGTGCCGGCCGGGATCAGGTGTATCCACTCCGGGATTGCCGCCTGGTCGTCGAGCCCGATCGGCTGGATGATGGAATTGAGTGCTGTCTGCATGGCCGGAAAGTGCCATGTCGCGACGGGCGCGTTCATGCCCGCGATGGCGGGCGGCAACAGCCATTATGGAGAGGAAGGAAGGTAGCGATCGAGGAAATCGAAGATCGTCTCTGCGATCATCGTCTCGTCGTCACCCGAGATACCAAGGAACGGACGGTCGGGCAAGGTGACGCTTGCGACCGTGACGAGCGCGTCGCCAATGCGAAACCGAAGGTGCGAGGCGCTCTTCGGCCTGATCGTTCCGCCGAATTGATGGATGGCCGCATAGATGACGTTCGTGCCGACACGGACTTCTTTGGCACCGGCCTGCGAATTGATGCTGTCCCGAAGCCGCCCGCTTTCGGTCAGGATCCGCGAATTGCGCTTCGTCTCGGCATATTGCGTGTTGAGCGCTCTCCAGGCGGCGCCATCGGGATCCGTCTGCGTGACGAAGCGCATGTGCGTCGAGGCGACAAGGCCGGCGCCGATCGCCGCCATGACCGGCGTCGTGTTCGCCATCACGCCTTCGAGCTGCTGGAAGCCGCGAAGCGCCGAGCCGGACAGCGTGACCGAGATCGCCGCGCCACTCATCGCCCGGCCTCGCGCTCGATCCGGCGGAGAGACGAAAGCCAGAGCTGCTGATGGACGCCGGCAGGGCCACGATCCTTGCGGACGATATCGACGTCGGCGCGATAGTGCGCGCCCTGGTATTCGCCGACGAAAGCCCAGCGCCCGTCCTCGCCCTTCACCAGCTCGCCGTTCTTGACGATCCATTTCGGGATGACGCCATAGTCGGCCGGCGTCGGCATCGCCTCCTTCGCCTGGCTGCGGATGGTCTCGGCTGACAAGCGAACTTCCGTGCCGGCAGCAACGTCGAGCGTGGCGGCTTGCGCCTTCGAGGCGACGGCCACCGGCGTCCAACTCCCGTCCGGCCATTTCCCGCGTAAAGCCGAGACGACAAAGGCGGCGACGTTGGCTTCGTCAGCGCTGACCGGCGTCGGTCCCGGCGCGGTCTGCTGGAGCCACGCCATTCCCGGATTGTAAGCGAATGACGGATCGATACCGAGCGGCTGGTCCGTGCCGAGCTGGTCGAGATCCGGCGCGCGGTCGGGGCCGGATTTGCCGCGTCGGCGAAGACCAGGGCGCGAAACCGGCGTGACAAAGCACCCGCAACCAAAACCGTTCGGCGGAAACATGACCTTCCATGCCGGGTCATCGGCCGCAAGGCAGGTGCCGTTCCAGTCCTTGTGCTGTTGCCGGGGATGGATCGCGCCCGAATGATTGTACTGCCAGTAGGGAAAGGTCGCGAGCGTGTCCGGTTCGGTCAGCTTCGCATAGCGGCCGGCCGCATAGGCCGTGCGCAGGTTCGTCTCGAAAATGGTCCGGGTCCGCCAGCCGCGCTCGCCCCGATACGCCCAGCCATGGCGCTTCACGATCGCGTCGAAATCCTCACGGAAGGTTTCGAGCGTGGTTCCCTGCTCAAGCGCCTTGCCGATTGCTCCCTGGAAGTCATCAACGATGGCCCTGGTGTTGGCGCCGGCCACCATGAAATACTTCGAATGGGCCGCGTCCCAAACCTCGCGCCAGCTTTTCGTGGGCATCGCCGTCTTCTGGCGAAGGAAGGTGATCGCCTCGTCAAAGGGCAGATCGATGGCGCCGACCGTCGTTGTCATGCTCGACCGCCTTTCACCTTCAAAATTGAAGCCGATTTGAAGGCCCTGGGCGCGCGTTCGGGGTCGGGAAGGCGTATCCGCCCGCTCGGCACTGCCGCAAGCGCCCTGTGAGGCCCTGTCATGATCGTCCGGCCATGTCGTCGATGAGCGCGGCTTGCCCGGCCAGATGCGCGAGCGCCATCCCCCGAGCCATGGCCTCGGCCAGTTCGTCGGGCGGGAGCTTCAACCGGGCAAGCCGTTCGCCGGCATCGCGCAGATCAGACGCTGCCATCAGCTCCCTGCGTACGCTGTCCATCAGGCCAGCCATCGCACCGGCCGTCTCTTCTCCCAGGCGATCGACCAGCCGATCGATGACCTCGTCACCCTGATTGCGGACATGAGCTGCGCCGACGAGCTGGGAAATGTGACGGACCCGATCCGCCTTGCCTTTGCCTGGAACCACCGGAGGTCTGTCCGCTTCTGCTCCGAGCGAGCCAGCAGTTGCGGCCCTGCCGCCGACCAGCTCGTCATCGTCCTTTGGTGCCGGAATGCCCATGCGCTCGCGCATGAAGCTGGCGCTGGCGGTCAGGCCCTGGGGAGCGAGCTTTGCGAACGCATCGGCGAACTTGTCGAGCGGCACCTCGTCCGGACGACCGATGTGAATGGTCGGATAGGCGTCCTGCGGCCCGAAATTGAAGGCGATCATGTTCGGGATGAGTTGCTTGTTGAAGGTGCCGGACACGTCGCCGGCATCGGACCGCTCGATGTCCTCCTGGACGAGACGATGCTCCTGGCTGACGGCATGACCGCCGGAGACGGCGTCTGTCGTCGTCGTCTGGCCGAGCACGAGCTTCGACGTCTGCCGATCGAGCCAGTCCACGCGCCGTTCGAACATGTCCGTCGAGCTGCTCTTCGAGCCGACCTCATGAAACTCCATGATCATGTCGCGCGGCACGATCGCCGCGCAGTCGCCGGCTATGCCGCTGACGGCCCGCCAGAGAACATCCTTTTCCGCCTCGCTTGCCCCTCGGCCGTATTTGCCGATGCGGATCGGCTGGCCATAATTCTGGCAGAAGATCGCCCAGTCCTTCACCGTGAAGGACTTGAACATCCACGCCCATAGCGCAACGCGGGCAACGCCGCTGCGGATGGTCAGGCCCGACTTCGTCTTGTGCCGATGGATGACGAACTTGTGCGGCAGCAAAGGGACGCCGGAAACCCCCTCTCGCAGAAGCACGGTCTCGCCATCCTCCTGGTCGAAGGTGAACCAGCGGGCCGGGCGCCAGATCAGCTCGCGGGGGCAGAGGTGGCCACCATGCACATGCCAATCGACTTCCAGGACGGAAATACCTTTGCCGATCGCGTCCAGCATGTCGAAGAGCGCCGACCGCAGGACGCCCGTGTCGAGCCATGCCTGGATGAACGCTGCGTGTTTCTGATGCTCGGGACTGTCCGACGCCGCCTTCACGGTGATGGGGAGCTGCGCCACCGACCGCTTGCGGGTGGCCATGACAGCCGCGTAGTGGAGATCCCGCTCTTCGATATCTTCGGCCAGCTCGAAGTAGGCCTCCGGTTCGCCCTGGGCGGCCGAGCGCAAGATGGACGCAAGGCGCTGCGGCGTCAGGCCATCGGCGGGATGCGCCGAAATGACCTGACGAACGCCGCCGACCTTCGGCCCGGAAATGATCTCCTTCAGGCTGGTCGAGTTTACGAGGTGATTCATCCAGTCGCGCAGCGAGGCCATCAGAGCGCTCCCCTCAGAGAGATGTTGACCGATCGGCCGGGTTCATCGTCGTGGCGGCGACGGGCTTCCTCGGCCTTGGCGGCTTCGGGCCGATGGGTCTCGTATTCGTAGGCGATGTAGTCCTGGTTGCTGGCGAAATACATCAGGGCGCCGGCCGGGGCCGTATCTCCATGGCGCTCATAGCCGTCAGCGCCGACCGTCCGGTGATCGTCCGGGATGCGGATGATGCCGTTGACATAGGCGAGCCCCTGATGGTCGGCCAGCACGTCGGCATCTTTCGCGATCAGCACGGTCTTGTCGCTGAAAGCTTCGATGTAGGCTGGCATGTTTGCCGAGTACCACTTCTGGCTCAACCAGACTTCGACGACGCACTCGCCATAGCGCTGGCGGGCTTTTTCGGCGAGGAAGGCACCGTTACCGGTTGCGTCAAGCGCGCCGCCCATGAGGCGGGGCAGACGATCCATGATGTAAAACAGGATGTCCCGCTGCTGGTCGAACGGGATGTTCTTCAGCTCCAGGATGAAGCATGCGCGACGGACGAGGTCCGTGCCGATCTCGGCGGGCATGAAGGCCGTCTTGTCGCCCTTGCGCGCAAAGTCACCTCCCAGGCAGTGCTCCCGCTCCGTGTTGAGGCGGTCTAGAAGGGGCTTCAAAACCGTTTCACAAAACTCCAGCGCCTGCTCTTCGCGCTCGAAATCGTCCAGTTCCTTGAACTCGTCCGGCCGATCCCAGCGGATGACGGGGATGTCCTTCGACATGCAGCTCTCGATCAGGACGCGGGTGAGCGCGGCTCCCTCGGCCTCGGCCGGAATGGCATCCAGCTCCTGGCGCATCTTGGCGGTGCGGTTGCCATAGGCGCTACGGATCTCCGCTTCCCAGGCGTTCTCCTTCTCCTGGCTCCAATCATCACCCTTCATGTAGCAGACGCGCTGATAGAGCCCGTTCTTCACGGCATCGCCGAAGCTGTAGGTGTGGACCTTGAAGCCGTTTTTGCCGGCCTCTGCCTCCTTGATCAACTCGTTGAACGGATTGGAGACCCCGTTATGCGAGGAGATGATGCGGATCTTGCCGCCCCAAATGAGAAGCGCGCCAACGGCATCGATGACCTCGCGCACATCACGGTGGAATGCCGCTTCGTCGATCACGACGGTACCCTGGAGACCACGGATGTTCTCCGGCCTGGACGAGAGCGCCTCAATGCGGAACCCCGAAGCAAAGCGGATGATGTAGCTGGAGATGGCCTTGGTGGACCCGTCCGGTTTCTGGTCGAAGAAGATGCCGTCCTCGATCGTGAGCAACTCGCCGGCCACGGTTTTGGCGAAGTGCGCAGCATAACCGATGAACTCGCGCCCCTTCGGCTTGGTGTCCGGGATATAGAAGACGTTCTGGCCTCCGCCCGAGCGCTGCGCGGCTGCGATCAAGGTGCAGTCCAGCGCCTCGGCAAACGTGATGCCCGTGCGTCGACCCTTGGCGCAGATCTTGAGCGTGCTGTCGTCGCCGATCCATTCGGCCTGGTGCGCCATCAGCACACCCTCTTCGAGCGGGTCGAGATCGGCACGGATATCAGCGCCGCGAGGCAGCTCTTCGGGCAGATCATCAGGGTCGTGTGTCATGACGGGCGGGTCGCGCCATTCAAAACGGGGCAGGTCAGCCATCGGGTTCCACCGCTTTCTTCTTCTTGGGGCGCACGCCCAGGAACTTCTCGCGGGCGCGCTTGATGGCTGCCTTCGACACGCCGGGTTCGTTCTCCAGCATATCCAACGCGCTTTCGGCCTTCGCCTTCATGTCTTCCTCGACCTTGCGCAGCTTCGCTTCGGCTTCCAATTTCAGGCGACGGTTCGAGCTGCTTGCCTGGGCGGCCGCTGCAGCGCGCAGCGCGTTCGCCAACTCCATCGCACCCTTCGGGCTGATGCCGGCCTCGCCGCTCTCTTGGAGCACCTCGAAGATGAGGGTTTTGATTGCCTCTGCCGCGATCAGCGTGAGATCGTCCGAGCCCGCGGCGTTCATGCGCTCCGAGAGCACGGCTGCAATCTCGCGGGTCTTCTCAAGCCGGCGCGAAACGACCGCGAGGTTGGTCGAATAGCGATTGAAGGCCGAATGGGACGGAATATCGAAACCAAGGCCTAGCTCGCCCTGGAGGGCGATGAGCTTCTGCTTGAACTCGGCGTAGATATCGGTCTCTGAGCGATCGCGCTTAGCAAGCTCTTGCTGCGCCCATGCAACGATATCATCGCACTCCTCCGGCAGGAGATCGATCCCGGTGAGGCGGCCACGTCCCTTCGCCATATCATGCACCGCCGCGTGCGGTCGGGGAATCGACGCCGGGGATCGTGATGACGCACTGAAGGTGGAATTCGCCGCGATCGGTGAGCCGGGCGATCTTGACCGTATCGGCCTGGACGATCGTCACAGCGCCCATGTCGCGCAGGTAGAGGTACTGCTTTTCGACCCACTCGCGCGGCTTGTCGATCCAGAGGCTCTTCAGGAGAAACTTCTGCATGCGCGCCGAGGACATCGCCTTGTTGTCCTCTTTGGCGAGTTCTTTCAAAATGGCGAGGCGTGCTTCTTCTTCCATGATACTTTCAAAGCTCACTTCTGTACCTGTTCGAGGAGGAATTCCTGCAAGCGGCCGCTGGTGGCCGCTATCGGCTTCAAGCTCTCGACGAGCGTGTCCATCCGGCCGCTCATCTTCTCCATGCTGACTTCGAGCTTGTGCTGGGCTTCGCGCGTCGGCAGATGCTTCATCTCGCCTTCGAGCGACTGGATGCGCCGGTCGTACTCGACGAGTTTGCTTTCGACCTTGGTCAGACGCTCGTCGAGTTTCTTGTCGATCGAGGCGAGCTTCTCCGAAAGCGTCTTCTCGGCCGTGGCAAGTTTTTCCCCGAGGGTCTTTTCACCGGAGGAAAAGTAGCTCTTCAGATGGCCGAGGATCGCAAGCGATGCCAGCGCGGTGTTGGCATAAAGCAGGTATTCCGCTGGGGTCATCGTATGTTCGCTTCCTTCTCGGCGATCTGCTGGCATTCCAGGCATCGGGTGGCGGAGGGGTAAACGCGGCGGCGGGCGATAGAGATGCTGCAACCGCAGTCAACGCATTCCTCCCGGCCGGTTTTCGTCAGTTCGGCGCGGGCGCTGGCGATACCGGCGTCCCGCTCCTGGGTCGCCAGCTCGGCGGCAAGATCTAGGGCTGCATCTCCGCCGAAGTTCATTTCGCCCGCCAGGTCTTCACGGCCTCGACGGCCTGCCTGCCGATCTCCTTGGCCGTATGACCGCCCATGTACAAGGTGATGAACCAGCCGGTGAGCGTGACCAGAACGGGCAGCTCGATCGGCTCGATCGCGATGCCGGTTGCCCGCATGATCGGGAACAAGAGGATGGCGTTGAACCAGAAGAACGCCAGCAGGTACATCCAGCCCCAGCGCCAGGCGCTCTGCCAGAAGCCCTCGGCGGTCTCCGCCTGGAGAAGGGCGAACTGACCGGCGAGGCCCTGTTCCCATACCGCGATCATTTCCGGGGCCTCGGCCTCGACCTCGCGAACGGCCGCTTCGACCTTGCTGACCTCGGCGGTCGCCAGATCTCCGGGCGGCACGCCGACCTTCTCCGCGACGGCATCGACGACGGCGCCTGCCAGATCGCCGGCCGTGCCGCCGATCTTCTTTTCGATGATGGACTTCACGATCGGCGCACCGATCTTCGCGGCCATGCCCAGGATGACGGCAACAGCGGACATGTCAGAAGCTCCGGAGTGAGGCCGCGACACGCGGCAGCTTTTCGTTGAGGCGGGCGGCGATGAGATCGCGATACGTCCAGGCGAGGTAGCCGGCATAGATCAGGCCGAGCGCCGCCACGCCGCCGCCGACCCAGAAAACCGCGTCCGGAGAAATCCCCGACACGTCGATCGTGGCGGGATCGACGCCGACATTGACCGCCTCAGCGCCACCGGCAACGCCAGCGCCGCCTGCCGAGGTGGCGGCGGCATTCGTGGACTTCGCCTTTGCGTCGATTTCGCGCTGAAGGGTGGCGAGCGTCGCGCGGCCGATCTTGCCGTCAACCGTGAGATCGCGGGCGCGCTGGAAGTCTTCAACGGCCTTGCGGGCGACGAGGCCCTTCACCGTTCCGACGTCGAAGCCCAGCCGTGCGAAGGCAGAGCGGATTTCCTCGCGCTCCTCTTCGGTCACGGATACGACGTAGGCGGCGAAGTCGGGGCTTTCGACGGTCGGCGCTGCGAGAGCCGGAACGTGAACCCATGCCGGATACTTGCCGAGCAGGATCATGTCGGCCTCTTCGGCGCGACGGCGGACAAGACCTTTCAGCACCTTGCCGCCACCCTTGTTCCAGGCGGCGATGCCTTTTCGAGCCGCGTCACGAGCGCCTTTCAAGAGCGCCTTGACCCAAGACGCTTTGAGAATCGCGCCCGTATTGAAATCGAACGAGGTGGCGCCATCGATGACATGCTGGGCGGTGGTTCCCTGAAGGGCCTTGGTGACACGCGGGAGGTAGTTGCGGGTCAGGGCGAGATCGACGAGGCGTTCGTTTTCTTCGGGTGTGATGGTCATGCCCAGCTTCGGCACGATGACGCCGGATGCGGCGGTCAGGCCCGAGCCGATGGTGATGATGTTTGCCGGGCAGCGGTAGGCCTTCAGGACCACGCCTTCGTGACCGATGAGAAAGCTTCGCCCCTTCGGGCTGACGCGCATGTCCATGGATGCCCCCAGATGAAAACAAACCGGCCAAAGCGGCCGGCGATCTGAGGACGAAACTACCGAGAGGGGGGAGAGTGGTTCATGCCCGCCGTGGCGGGCGGGTCACTTCAGGAGGTCGAGAATGTCGAGCTGGCGGGTGTCTTTGGGCCGGGCAACGGCCTCGGGCTTTTCGCGCCGAACCCGCTTGATGAGCTTGTCCACCGACGTTTCGGCGATGCCCAGCGATCGGGCGATATCGCGGTTGCTCATGCCGGACTGGCGGTAACGAGCTGCGCGGATCTCGCGGGCGAGCGGCACTCGTATATAGCCGCCTGGATAAAGCTTGGAAAGACGCAATGCGGCGGTGGCGCCAAGGGTGTTCGGAAGCTCGGAACGGCCGATATCGCCCGGCACGAACAATCGCAATCCGCCGAACTTTTCGGTCAGCACGATGAAATCGTCTTCGCCGAGGGCGGTCAACAGCTCGTTGGTGAGATCAGCCACGGCGACCTCCAAGCCCGCAGACCATCTCGATCTCGATCTGCTGGGCCGTAAGGAGCTTGAGCTTCTCTTCCCGCTTGATGCGGGTGTGGGCATCGACGCCACCGCGTTGAAGCTTCTTCAAGAGCTGTTCACGCTCCTCTCGAATGCACTTCAAAGTCTGGTCTTCGAACAAGGGCAGCGTCGAGGCCATGGTCAGGGCTCCCACCGGATGATGACGCCCTCGAATCGAGAGCCGGCGTTTTGGGCGCGCCAGAAGCGGCCCATGGTCTCGCGGGCCGTGGCACCGATCAGGGCGCGCGGGGCAAGTCCAGCCAGGCGCACCGGATCGAAGCCGTCGCGGGCAGCGAAGCCTTCGATCTCATCGCGTCGGAGTGGAATGCCATCGACCTCGATGTAGGCGATGCCGGCGTCGATCAGGTCCGTCGAGACGATGACGATCGGCAAAACGGCGATGCAGGTCGGGTCGGCGATGATCTTCCCGACGTGCTTGGTGCGCAGGCCGGTATAGAGCTGCACCGGCTCGCCGACATGTGCATGACGACGGCGATTGCCCCTGATGGTGTGGGTCTTCGTGTGGTCGGCGATCTGCGGGGCGAAGTATTTCTTGAAATTATAGGCGACCATCACACGCCCGCCTGTTCTGCCGCGCGGCGTTCGGCCTCTTCCTTCTCCCGCTTCTTCTTCGCATCCAGGCGGCGCTTGGCCTCGCCGGGCGTGGCCAGCACCATGTCCGAGGCGCGGGTGTACTTTTCTTCCATGTCCGGCCGGAGCCAGATCGGCGGCTGCGGGCGCATGCCGTCGATCCAGATGAGCCACACATAGTCGGTCGCGCCTTTGACCTCCGGATCCCAAGCCTTTTCGATCAGCGATACCCGCTCGGCGAAGTGCACGACGAAGGTCGGCGGATTGTCGCGATAGATGAGGTCGTAGCGCTCCTGCCCGGAAAGCCAGCCGACACGGACGAAGAACGCGCAGCCCATGCGGGCGATCGACAAGGCACGCTCGAGGAAGACCTGGGCGATCTTGAAGGGCGGATTGCAGAAGATCCAGTCCGGCCGGTTGCGCCCGTCCGCTTCGAGTGTCGCGACGGTTTCGAACGTGAAGTCGCGGATCGGCGGGGAAAAGCCCCAATCATGCACGTCGGAAAACTCGACGAGGTCAAAGACCTCCTGAAGCGGCGCGACCATATGGCCACCGCCGTAGCAGGGGTCGAGTGCGATCAGGTCGCGGAGCTGGTACCAGAAGTTCTGGCGCGGGATCAGCACCTCATGCAGAACGGCGCGGGTCGCCCAGGGCGGGGTCGGGAAATAGTCCAGGGAATCGCTCGGATGGTGGCGGGAGTTCATCACGTTGCTGGAGCGCATCATGCACCCGCCTTCCGGGCGCGGATGCGCCGGCCGAGTTCATTCATGACGGCCTGCCATTCCTTGCCTTTAACATCGCCCAGGTATGCGCGCGTGCTGCCGATAATCGTGTAGACCTCGGCGTCGAATCCCTTGCGCACGATCAGGTCCGCGCCGGGGTTGAGGATGCGCCACTGCGCCCAAGCAATCTTCGCGCCATCAGCGACAAGCCAGTCCTGGCCGTTCAGGTTTCCGAACATCACGCGTGCCTCGCGCTGCATCCAGCTCTTCAGCGCCTCGACAACGGCACGGGCATCGTCGGCATGGTGCAGGAAACGCACCTGGTCGAGACCGGTCTGACGTTTCACGAACGCGACCAGGGCGGCATCGTCGCGTTCCTTGACCAGGCCGAGGTTCCACGCGCCGATCCAGAGCGCCTGGAGCTTTTTCGCAAACTTGCCGGTGAGCTGCTGCTTGCCGTTCGGCCGGCGCGCGATGGTGGAAAAACCGAGCCGGCGCAGCTCCTGAAGCACGGCGTCTTTCTCCGCAGGCTTCATGAGGGTCAGGCTGGCCTTGCCGGTAATGCGGGCGTAGATGGCCCGCTTCGCATCATCGTCGATGCCGAGCTGTTTGCAGCCGACGTGGATGGCGGCGATCGTCGAGGTCATGGCGTGTTCCTCCCGAAAAGTATCGCGATCGCCGTCTTGAAACGACGGCGAAAGCCGGCGCTGGGCGTCAGGTAGATTTTGGCGACGAGCGTGCCATCGACGGAACCGGTCGTGCCGATCGCGCGAAGGCGGGCGGAGGCGTCCTTGAAATCGCGTGCGTGGATGTTGATGCCGTAGGTGTGGCCGGCATGGCGGTACGAGCAGACGAATTCTTCTTCGGCTTCAGCCATGGTCGCCTCCGGAAGCAGTTCTGGCGGCATGTTCCGCCTCAAGTGCCTGAGCCTCTTCCGGGGAGGCGATGACAAAATGCGGATGTTTGGTCCCTCCCTCGTCCACGACTTCAAGATCGTGCATCCGGAGGAGGCCGCCGAGCGTCCAGTTGCAGGGCTCGCCATCGGGCTCCTTGCGGGGGCTAGGCGCGCCGGTGACACGACCGACGCAAGAGAAGCCAATGAACGTCTCTGCCTGCTCCTGGTCTGTGCCGGCGCAAAGGAAGCTCTGGATAGATTGCACCGTGGCGCACATCGGGCACTTCAGGGCAAAATGGACGCGCGAACTGACGGCCTGCGCCTTGAGGCGCGCGCGGAATTCGTCGAGCGAGATTGTTTCGCGTGTCATGCTGCGGCTCCGACGATGGGCTGACCGTCGAGCGCGCGGAGAACTTCTTCACCGTTGACGCAGATCGCGTTTGCCATAAGCGCCATCAGCTCGGGCTCTTCGTCGTCGCGGGTCCAGATGATCAGGCGCTTGCCACGTCCGGCAAACCATCCCGCCTCAAGGTGTGCCGACCGGCCGCACGGCAAGAGCAGGACGCAGGTATCAGCCCATTCCATACCCCGGAAGTCATTGAGGTAGCCGCGCGATGCGATCGGGTGCGTGGTGAGAAGATCGCGGTAGGTCTCAGCTTTCCAGCCAAGCCAGTCCGGATCGATTTCCGACCAGGCGAAACCCTTCACGCCATTCGGCGGGTTGCGGAAATCGTAGACCTCGTGCCCGGCTGCGCGCAGCATGGCGACGGCGTCGGGCTGGTAGGGGTTGCGCCAGCTGGATGCGAGATAGATGCGGCTCATGGCTTTTCCTCTAGAAAGCAGTCAACCGCGCCTCGCAGGCCTTCGACCGCTGCGTTGTAACCCTCGCGATAGCCGGCGGGCTTCGCGTCAAAAACGTTGTCGGCTTTGGCTTGGAGTTCGGTGACGGTCCAGTTCTCGGCGCACCAGTCGGCGAACTCTTCCAACTTCAGACGGAAAAGCTCGGCGACTTGGTATTCGAGGTCGATCCGCTGGGTCACTGTTCGCCCCCGGATGAGATGATGGGGGATGCCTGCGCAAGGAAGGTTTGCGCGATGGCGACGACGGCGGCTCTTTGCTCCGGGTTGTCGCCGGAGTTCGACGCATATTCGACCCGCTCCAGCAGCTCGACAAGTTCATAGGCATCTTGGTCCTGGGCCGTTGAGAGACCGCATTCCTCAAAGGTGCGGATTGCCTCCTCGGCGCCATAGTCGGTGAGGCAGACGTTCAAACGAACGCCGCAGCCTTCGCAGAAGCAGAAGTGATCCTCCTCCGTGCGCCACCCGCCGTCGAGAAAGTAGTCGCGCTGGCGCTTGCGGTCACTGTGGCGAAGGTTGCGCACTTTGAAGTAACCGCAATCGCTACACCACTCGCTGCCGAGGTCGCCATCCGGCGTGCTAATCCAGCGCGGATATCGGATCGGCATTTTGCCGATGATCGGACGGATTTGGTCGAGAAGGGCCGTCACCTCGGGGATATACTGGCCGCAGCTCATGTTTCGCCTCCGGTTCCGGAAAGCACCTCGGCGACCAGGTCCTCGGGCGGCAGATCAAGCGGGCCGTTCGAGCCGGGCGGATAATAGGTGAAGCCGTCATAATTCGGCTTGTTGTCGTCTTCCCAATCGACCATTTCGAGGCCGACATTCCATAGGCGGGCGACCTTCCAGCAGATGCCGCCAGCACCGGGGAATTCCTTGAGGTGCTTTTCGGTGGCCACCTTTACGGCCTCTTGGGGCGTATCAGCGCGAACCACGAGGGCGCGACCCTCATGTTCGTCATCCCAAGGCCAATCGCTATCCGTCAGGGCGTAGTAGCTCATTTGGAAACTCCCTTCGCTGAGAGGGCGTCACGGACGATGCCGAGCATGCGCGTTGCTCCCGTCGTCGGGATCGGAAGCCTATTGATCCAGTTGGCGGCCTCGGCGAGCGCCACACGCGCCTTGGCCAATTCATCCTGCTCGTCGCTATGGGCTAGAAGTGCCTTGGCCAGCCGGCTGGCGATGTCGGAGACCTCTTCGCGCTTGCGGAAATCGATCTCGTCAACCACCTCCATCAGCGCCCAGCCAGCTTCGCGAGCGGCGGCTTCAAGCGGATTGTCCGCATCGACGGTCCCGGCGAAGACTTCCTGTCGGAGAGCGTCCCGCCAGCCGTCATTGTGGCCGATGATGTAGGCTCGGTCCGAACGGAACCGGGCAACCTCGCCACGCAGGAAGGCCAGCTCGGTGCGTACCCCTGCAGGCAGCGCCTCGAAGGTTATACGCTCCAGTTCGGCTATTTCCTCTGCACTGAGATTGACGGTCTTCGTGATGCGCTTGCCGGTCATTTCTCACCTCGGCCGTTCCGTCCCCGGAAATAACCGTGGGCCACGATGCACACGGCTACGCCAAGGAAGAATGCAAACGTCTGGGCAGCATCAGCCCAAGTGGATGGCTCGGTCACGACAATGCCTCCCAAATTTCTGTTGCGGTTGCCGTCAGGTCGATCTCGGAAACGGAGTGAGAGCCGCACTCGCAGTCGATCGTGACGACGGCGATCGTCCGGTCGTCGCGCTGCTCGATCTCGCAGCCCCGCTGGCGGGCTTCCTCGGCCATGGCTTCGACCATGTGGTTGATGGAGTGGAAGTGCCTCATGCTGCACCTGCCACGTTCTGCAGCTCGGCGCGCGATTCAGCGTTCAAGGCGCTGGCGGCGACGTAGGACGGCGCCGGGCAAACGACCGAGGGAATGATTTCGCCGTTCCCGTCGACCTGAAACTCTGCCGAGCAGGTGTAGATGCAGATGGCGATCGGCGACTGTTTCGCGCCGATCGTTTCCGCCCGCTTGGCACCGCAGGCCGGGCAGCGGGTTTGTGCTGCCAGCTTGGCAGCACGGAGGAGAGCGAGGCCGCGCGTCATTCCGCACCCGCCTTCTCGCGACTAATCTCGTGAAGCTTTCTGGCCGCAACGAGGACGGCCGGCCCGATCTCGTCAACGGTCTCGACGTAGAGATAGCCCGTGCTGTAATAGCCCCAGCCGCTGTAAAACGCCGTCGATGGCGGCTTCACGTACTGGCGCACGCAAACCTCATACGAGACGATAAAACCTGCGCGACCACTCATGAACAAGCTGTCAGCCCAACCGGCCGCATCGTTGGCATCATGCTTCAGTTCAGGCAGGGCTTTGAAAAGCGAGTGACCGCGAGACGTCACGGCCTCATGCAGTTCCTCCAGCCATGCCGGTGGGCTCTCGGGGTCGCCGATCATCCCCAACGGATAAATCGCGGCAACGCGAGCTTCCTCCTGGAAGAGGGCATCGTTGTAGCTTGCGTGGGTCATCGCTCCGCCCTCACGCCTTGGCCAGATCGATGGTGACAGCTTCCCAGCCCGCTTCGAGATTGCGGCGGCGGTAGAAGCGGACATACTCCTTCGAACCCGTGACGCGGATCGATGCGCGGATAGCCTCCATGGCCCGCTTCCAGCGCGCATCCTCCATCTCAAGGCGCAAGAGCATGAACAGCTCGGACTTGTTGATTTGGCCTTCCTTGTCGGTGTTGAAGGCCCGCGTCACGATCGCCTGGATTTTCGGATGGCTCTCGGCCGACCATTCGGTGAGGCACTCGTCGAGGAGGCTCTTGGCGATCCGCAGCTCCGGACCGAACTCGATACGATCGGCGATCTGCACGCGCACCTGAAGCAGGCCGTCATAGCTCTGGTAGGTCCGGTTGCCCTTCTTCCCGCCGATCTTCGCGCCGAACTCCTGGGCAAGCAGATCATCGAAGCTGCAAAGGTCGCCCATAGTATGATCGCGAAAACGCGAAATCTGCGCACTGAGGTCGATGGCGAAACCCATGATCTTGCGCACCAGCTCGTCCTGCAGCTTGTCGGCTGGCGCAATGTTCGCCAGCGGCATCGCATGTCCTTTCGCGTCGATCATGCACTCGCGCCCCTTGACGATCGTGATGCCGGTGTCCGGCTTCTCTTCGAGGATTACGGCGTCCATGTTCACTGTCCTTTTTTCTGGCTGGGGGTAGGGCGCGGGAGCGAGGTCACGTTGCCACGCGGGTCCGCCTTCCGGTTCTGGTTGTCGTCGCGCAGTGCACGAACACGGTGCTCGAGGATGCGGTTTTCCTCCTCCAGCTCGCGCGCCAGGGCGACGGCGGTATTGATCTTGCCGGTGATGATCTCAGTCTCGGAAAACGCCACGGCGCGGCCGGATACGGAGCTGCGGTTGAGGACCGCCGAGACGGTCCTCTTGAGATCAGCCATGTGATCCGTCAGGGCGAAGTCGCCGTTCATGGCTTCTTCCCCTTTTCGAAATCGACCTTGACGACAGTGCCGGTCACAGCCTGCTCAACGGCTATGGCGATCTCGCGCGAGCGCACAGCGCCGGGCGATAGACCGGCCTCGTCGAAGCGATGGATGGATAGCTCCTGCTCCATCAGCGAGGCGAGCTTCAGCGATGCGGAAAGCTTGATGACAACGTCATGGGCCAGTTCAGATGGCATGGCCTTGCCGGACGCGGTGTAAGGCAAGACCGCCTGGACAACGTCCAGGATGGAGTTGCTCAGCGTGGTGTCGCGAAGGGCGGCGATCATGCCAGTTCCCCCATGTCACGCTCGCGCCAAGCCGCAACGAGGTACTTCAGGCAAATTTCTTCGCCCGCACCGAGGGCCTGCATCGCGGCTGCGCGGACGGTTCGGTCGATATTGCGCAAGGCTCCTGGCTTCGTGGCGATCGCGGCGAGGAACTTGATGCAGTCGGCCTGCTCGATTCCCCAGGCGTTGATCAGCATGAGCGCATCATTTGCTGGATCGCGCTCGGTGCTAAGACGCCGGTCGAAGCGGGTCAGCACCTGGGCGCGGCTGGCGATCGAACCGCGATCCTTCAGGAAGGCCGTACCCGTGTCCTCGTTGCCGATCAGCGCCACGCCGCAATGATAGTTATCGACGAAATGCCGGAGCTGGTTGATTGCCTCGGGAATAAGGTTCTGCGCCTCGTCGATGATGAGCAGCGTGCCTTCGCCGATGCGCTGCAGCTTCTTGCCGATCGCCCGGACCAGCTTGGCGGGATTGTGCTCATGCACGTCCAGTTCGGTGGCAAGCTCGACGAGGACGCCGTGGACGGTCTTCGTGTGCGGGCTGACCGTGCACATCCAGCAATGCGGCCGGGTGGAGACGAAGTGCCGGGAGGCGGTTGTTTTGCCCGAGCCGGAGGGCAGCACGACCATCGTGAAGCCGGCCGAAATCTGCGAGTAGAGAAGGACGTTGAAGATCTCCGACCCCGTCGCGGTGCGGATGAACTTCGGCGATACCGGCAACCGGGTGGCGATGCCGACGCTTTCTTCCAGGGCGTCAAGCCAGTTGTTCACGCTGTCGTTGACGTTGGCGAGGACGCCCGGATAATTCCCGTTCGACCACTGGCTGAAGGTGCCTTCCGGCACGCCGGTACGGCGGGCAACCTCGGCCTTCGTCCAGCCGTGTTCGCGGGCGATGTCGATGGCGCGGGCGAGCAGCTTGCGCCACCGTTCGACTTCCGCGGCGCCGTGCTTATCGACGAACGGCTGAAGCGGCGTCGGGAAATTCCACTCTGGAATTGTGTTGATGGGCTTTTTCATCTAGGGTTCCTTTGGTTCATTGGTGCGGGTCTTCTGGCCCGCATTTTTTTTGGGAACCGAACTCAGTACTTCTCGGCTCTATGCTGCGACCGGACGCATTACCTTGCCGGTCGATCCCCTTTCGGGAATGGGAGGATGGCGGCATCGCCGCCCGCCAGGCGCGCAAGGCCCCGGCTGAAATTGTCCGCGTATTGATCCTGATCGATCTCGTCGGCCGGAGCCGCTGGCACCGCCTGTTGGCGGGTGATGAGGCGCGTCACCTTCGGACGGGGGGTCTTCGCAGCCTTGGCGCCAGCACGCTCGCCGCGTCCCATGACCTCCTGAAGCTGCACATCGTTGAGGCGACGGGCGGCGTCCTTCTGCGCGCGCAAGGTCTTGCCGAATTCGCTCTTCGCGCGTGCGGTCTCGCGGGCGGCAGCTTGGCAATCGAAGCCGCTCTTCTCGATGCACTCGGCCTCGCAGATGAGCCGGCCGGCTGGATCGTAGACCTTGACGGCGGCGTGCAGGTCGGAGGGGTCGAAGCGAACGGTCAGCTTCTTCCCGATCCACTGGTTCAGCTCGCGCGACCAGTAGCGGTTATCGAACAGATGGATGGCACCGGAAGGCTTGCGGGCGGTGACGGTCTCGGCCGTGAGCATCCAGAGGGAGCGCTGCAAGGGGCTGGCGAACCGCACGAGGTTCGCCGGATCGGCCATGCTCTCCGCGAAGACGTCGTCGAAGCTGCGACCCTTGGCGGTCTCGGTCTTGCGACCTACACGGGCATTGTGCTCGGCAATCCGGTCCGCAACGTGCTTTTCGAGCTGATCGAGCGGCACGGCCCACTTACCGTAATTCTCCGGCTTGTGCGCAGTGCTGCGACCGGTATACGCGCCGGCCATGTCGGGATGCTTGGAGATTTCCTCGGCAAGATCGCGCCAGCCGCGTTCGATAGGCTTCGACTGACCAGAATATGGTTTTACGAAACGGCCATCGATGCCGAGTGTCTTCAGGAGGCCGGCAACCTCGTCTTCCGTGATCTTGAAGCGATTGCGCCGTTTCGCGCCCCCTGAAATTTTCTTCGAGGCGAAGGCCCGGCCGTTGTCCATGTAAAGGCGCTCGGGAATACCGTGCTCCTCCACCATGCGGCCGACGATGGTGCGCACGGCCTCCCATGTCTCGGCCTCGGTCAGCACCCATGACAGGATTTTGCGGCTGTAGATGTCCTGCGTACCCATAAGGTACACGCGGGTGGGCTTGTCGCGGCCGGGAAGCTGCACATGCAGGTCGAGCTTGTGGCCATCGGTGTTCGCATACTGCATCGCCATGAGGTGGGCGACCGATCGCTCCTGGGCCGGCATGAGCCTCATCGCCTCGTCTTTGCCCTTGCGGGCGAGAATTTGGACGGCGCGTGGCACCTTGGCGTCCATATGACGACGGAGGGTCCGTTCGGAGGGGATCGGTGTCCAGCCCTTGCGCTTCGCGATTTTTTCCATCCGGCGATAGCAGGAGGCGAACCCCGTACCCTCGGGCCGGAGGTAGTCGGCGGCGAGGACGTCCCAAGCCTCCGGATGGCATTCGACGAGCTGCGCGTCTTCCCCGTTGGCGGCAGTGCTGTCCGGGGCGAGGGCGGCAAGCCAGTCCTGCCGGGCTTTGCCCTCGACCATCTGCCGCCACTCGTACAGCGAGGATCGGGCGATCTCGAATTTCGCTTCGCAGAAGGCCGTCGCCTCGCGGGCGCTGATCCCGGCAGCACGGAGGCTCTCCAATTCCAGGATGGCATCGAGACGCTTGCGGGCAACTGCGCGCTGCGCATCGGTCAAGGCTTCAAAGCGGGTCCAAAGGAGCTTTGAAACCGACGTCGGCGCAATCGTCGGCGCCGTTTCCATGAAGGAAATCTTCGCGCGGGCTTCGCCGGGGAAGAGGCTATAGTGGAACTCAAGCCCGCCCCCGGAAGCCGCGCGCTTCTGGACCTTGCGCACATCCAGCCGCCAGCCGTGACGCTCCGCATGGCGATAAAGTTCGCGTAGCTCGACCGGCAGGCCCGGCAGCTTGAGGGCGACGATCTCGGCGAGAGTGAACCACTGTTTCATGCGCCAAGCTCGTCAACATTGACCTCGGTCAGATCGACGAAATGGCGCTCCAACGGTTTTGCGCTGGGGGAATAGGGAGTGCTGAAGTGCACCTGTATGCCGAGATCGGCGCACCCGGAGAGGAAGGCCTTTGAGGTGAAGGCGCTGCCGTTGTCGACGTAGATGCGTTCTGGAATGCCGTATTTCGCCACGATCTTGTCGACGATGCTGGGTTTCTGAGGCATCAACGTTCCCCTCTGCGGATGCGGACGGGCGTTGCCGTCAGTTTGCGGATTTGCTGGGCAACGGCCCGCTGCTCCTGGCGAAGCCGCTCGATCTCGGCGAGCCGGGCTTCGTCGCCCTGGAGGAGCAGGAGGCCGTCTTCGGAGACGATCACGTCCCAAAGCCAGATCGCGCCGGTCGCCCGGACGAAGGCCTTGAAACGAACGAGGCTGACATCGTGGCCTTCCTTGCTTTCCGCCGTGTAGGCGTCGAGCGAGGCCTTGGAGATCGAGGCGAGGCCGAGATAGGTCGCCATTCGAGCGGCGACCGTCTGCCGGTCGTAGGGGCATTCGCGGATGGCGCGGGCCATCTCGCGCTTCAGCAGGCGGCGAAAGCGGTCAAGGTCGATGCGCTCGACGGGCGAGCGTGTCGGATAGACCGGCTCGGCGAAGAAATCGGGCTGTGCCGGATCGGGCTTCATTCCGCCGCCTCCAGGAAGGCGTGGTCGCGCTTGTCGCCGATATGCTGGAGCACCCGCACCAGCGTGGCGTCGTCGGCCTTTTCCAGCAGCGCCGCGACTTTCTGGAAGATCGCGGCCTGCGGATCGACGGGTGCCTTCTCAGGCTTCAACCAGGAGAGCGCCAGCTTCAGGTCTGGCTTTTCCTTCAGCGAGGCAGCAATGCGCAACTGGTCGTCGGCGGACAGTTTCGCCAGCTTCAGGAGCTTCGACTGGTCGGTCTCGGCTTCTGTACCAAGGACGGCGGCGCGGAGTGTGGGGTGTAGGTTTTTGCCGATACGGACGGCGCGTTTGTATGTGTCTGCGCCGAGGCCTAGACGCTCCTGAACCACTACGGACAGTTCGCGCCCGTTTGCGAGTTTCAAAGGGGCATCTTGCCCCTTTGATCGGCGGTCGCCGCCGCGTTCGATCTTGCCGTGCTTGGCTTCCCAAAGCTCACGATACTTCATGACGAAGACCGCGTTTTCGAGCGCGGTCAGTTCATCACGATGAAGGTTTTCTGCGATCTCGATCATCTGGGCATCGGTGCTGTCTGCCTTGACGATGACGGCGTCGATTTCGGTCCAACCCAGCAACGTCGCCGCTGCTAGGCGGTATTCCCCGGCGATAAGCGAGAAGGGCGTCGCCCCCTTGTTTTTCGCTGGGGTTCGCCTGATCGAGATCGGTGTAATTTGGCCGTGCTCGGCCATCGACGCGGCGCGCGCTTCGACTTTCAAAGGATTGATCGTGCGGAGCCGGTCGCCCACGAAGATGTCGGAAAGGCGGGCGTGAATGTATTCGGCCATGCTTATGCCGCCTCCGCGTCTTCGGCCAGGGCCGTCATAAAATTGTCCTTGGCCCGCGCTGCGATGCGCTCGTAGGCCCGCTCGAAAACCGGCTCGAAGCGCCGCTGGTCCACCGTGCGGATGGACTGCAAGACCATGGCGCGGCCGACGCCGAGCAGCTTCGTCAGCCGGCGGCGTGGAATGTCGAACTCGACATTCAAAATGTGGATGGTGATCTGCCGGGCGAGCTTGGCATCGAACAGCTCGCGCGGAGGGTCGATGAGGTAGCGGATCGGCAGATGGTTGAAGTGCGAGCGGCTGGCGCGAAAGGCCGCACTGACCATGGCGGTCAGCCGCTCGTCCTGCGAATAGGGATTACGCACTACAGAAACTCCCTTTGGTTGCGCGTGGAAACGGTTCATCGCAAAGCCACCTGGGCGGCTAGGACAAGGACAGCTGAAAGGGCGGCGAACGGGACACCGCAAAGCAGGATCAACTCCGCCTTTCGGCAGAAAGCCGAGTGCGAAGGTAGAAAGGGAACGACGTCGATTTTGGCTGTAACTTTCGCCCTATCGGGGAGGGCGATCATCCGCAATTGTTCGGGTGTGGCGTCGGCAGAGCGGGTCTGACGGCCGGGACCTTCAAAGGTTCCGCGGCTAAAACCGCGATAGGCTAGAGCAGCGTTCTTGTCGGCGCCACGCATCACGCGGCCTCTGTCGTCGAGCGGCGTGCGTAGCGATAGTTCTCGGCGGGCTGCGGGCTCTTGCGCTGACCATCAGCGTGATAGCGGGAAAACCAGAGAAGGTGAGGGCGTGTGAGCAGGGCCGCAGCGATGGCGCGCTCGCCTGCGACGTGAGGTTCGTGGACCGCATTGCCTGCGGTTCCCCGCGGTAGTTTGTAGTCCTCGTCGATCTGAGCAAGCGTCAGCTTCGCGCGGGTAAGCAGGTCACGGATGCGACCCACTTCCTTCAGTCTGCGTTCCTCCGCGCGGTCGCGCTTGCCGGTCTTTGCGGCACGGTGCATAAAATGATCCTTCCGGAAGGGAGGCCCTGGCAGGCCTCCTTTTTTGGGGTGTTGAAATCTGCGAACACAGAAAGGATTAAGCTACGTTTGGTGCTTTGTAAATAGCAATCGTAGTTTAATGGTGATCTTGGCGAGACCAGAGATTGAACCAAAAACGCCGCTTGGCCGGCGCATTCGCGATGTGCGGGCGCACTTTAATGTTGAGGATCGGGACGAGTTTGCTGCCCGCCTTGGGATTAGCAAAAGCGCACTGGCCTACTATGAAAGAGGGGAGCGCACGCCCGACGCATCAGTGCTTGCCGCTTACCGGGAGGTTCTCGGTGTAAATGTCAGTTGGCTGGTCACAGGGCTCGGCGACATGTTCGACGATCCGTCGAAGGTGCCGGCATCAAGAGCGAACGTCGATATCGCCCTGCTGCAGCAACTGCACGACACGGTTCAGGCCGTTTACATCGAGTGCAAACGGACGCCGCCGCCGCGAGCGGTGACGGCTGATGCGGGCGAACTCTACAACGAGCTGCTGGCGATGGTGGCGGATATCCGGGACAAGGCGGTTGTCGCGGCGCTGTTGCCTGTCCTGCGTGATCGTTTCAAGGAGCGGATCTCGAAAGCCGAGCCGGGGTCGAGCAAAGTCGCGGGCTCATGATCGTCGAGATAAACGACGAACAGCAAAAAAACGGTGCAGATTCGAAGGCGCCCGGAAATGCGTACCAGGTGCTGCTGTCGAAGATGTTGTTTGAGCCCGGTAGGGAATTTCCGAATTCCTCAGCCCCGGGATAGCCGCCCCTTACGCATTACATCAAAGTACAACCCCGAAATTCCCAAACCAATACAGCCGCAAAGCTACTGGTTGAGCAGCGTCCGTTCAAACAATCCCTGCTGTAAGTGCATTGATGGTAAATGCCGGTCGCCGCGATACCGGCGATCGGCGCCGAGCCGGGGGTTGAACACGCGCTTCACAGACACGCCGATGCGCTTTTAGCCGGAGCTTGGACATGGCACATCGCCCCCGGCCGAAAGGCCACGGCGAATGCGCCAGCCGCCAAGCTGCGCATGTGTTCGGCCACCGCTATGGCGGCGCGCCTATGTGAAGTCAGGGTGTTCAAGCCCGCCACGGTTATAAAGGTGAGCCCGGTGCACGCAAATGGATTATTTGCGGGAATAAGGAAGGCAACTTTATCCGCCTCGGGAAGGTGAAGCCCGTAGCATCGGGTTTGCAAACCTGTCCGCAGCGAAAAACGTACGAATTTCCTAGGTTTGACACGTTATTTCAATGACTTGAAGGTTTTTCGCGTCGGCGATTGGCAAAATGTCAAACCTAGAATTAGCGTCCAGGCCTCTGCCGCTGCTCAAATGCGCCGGCCAGACCGAAGCGCTCGCCGAGGGCGAAGCCTGATATTTCAAGGTTTGAAGACGCCTCAAAGGCATTTCTAGGATTTTTAACGACCGTCTTGAAGCCGGTCCGCGTTTCCCGGCATAAGGGCTTGCCGGTGCCGATTTCGCGCCGCGCGGCTGTCAGAACGGCCCGGCCGGCAAAATCGTCCCGTCTCGCTCAACCGCCTGATCTCCGGGACTTTCTCGTCAGTTCCCGCTTAATCCCAGTTAATCCCGGTAAATCCGGATATCGGTGACAGACAACAGCCATAGAACGCGCTTATTCTTTTCCCAATTTCATAGCGAAAACGTGCCCGATGGTTCGATGCTGGCGTCACGTTCGTGCAACCATTGACTGCAATTATTTTGCGCTGTCGGCGCATTTAATTCCGTTTGCGTTCCATTCATGGGGTGCACACACTTCTTTCGGTTTGCCGGTCCGGGCGGCGGCGGCGGGGAGAAACGTGATGTTACATGCAAGCGAAGCCACAACGCATCCGCGGCCGGGGTTTGCCGGCCGCTGGCTGTTTTCCACCAACCACAAGGACATCGGCACGCTCTATCTGCTGCTCTCCATGCTGTCCGGCGTTCTCGGCACCGGCCTTTCCGTCGCGTTGCGTATGGAATTGCAGGAGCCGGGCATGCAGATATTCTCCGATCCGGGCGTCTTCAACGTCGTCGTCAGCGCGCACGGGCTTGTGATGATCTTCTTCGTCATCATGCCGGCGCTGATCGGC